ACTTCAGTATACATTTGTGACGGACCTATGCGGTCACTTGAACCTATACTTGATGAGCTTGTAGCTCCAATTAAATCAGAACCCAAAAATGGTGGTGTATAAGTTACAAAGAAATTTGCACGATTTGTTCTTAAAGTATTTGTATCGGAATTAGCCCAATCTACTGTATTAATTATAGAACCATTTAATACTGATCCCAATTCGGTTCCAGCAACAGTTAGATATTCTTGTCTTGTATTTTTGGATCTCGTAAAGAATCCACCAACATCCGAAACGGCTGGTAATTGATAGGTTATTTTGCTGTTATTCAATAAAGTTGTAGTATCGATATCAACATATTTGTTAACACCATATACATTAAAAATTCTATTAGCTACAGTAAACCCAGTAACATAAGTAACACCACCGAATAAAGATCCATAATTTGCTATTGAGTAACTATTTCCGGTCTGCCCATCTGTTCCAACATTTGTTGGAAATATACCAAAGGTGTATGGTTGTCCTATTAGCCATTTGCACAGACCGGTTGTAGCTTGTTGCCCTATTACTGCATCTAATTGATTTGTACTATCGTTTGTATACTGTTGAAACCCTATTGTAGATCCAACTACTACTAATGTTCCACCATAAGCCAAATAATTAATAGCATGTAAAAAATCGTTTCCTGCTGTGCGTGGAGCCAATCTTACTGTATTAAGAGTGGTTCCATTATTTTGAAAAAGACCAAAGGTTCCGCCAGCTCCAGTAGCAGATACTAAACACGAAGTTACTCCACTTAAAAGATCTAGATCATTTACAATATCTTGAGGATTAGTATATACAATATAGTTATCTGTTGTATAGCCTCTAATTGGGTTTGCCAATATTGCTCTGGCATATGTCAACCAACCAAATAAACCACCGGGATCATTTCCCGCTGCACCACAATAACCATTAAATGTTAATCCCGTATTGTACGTAGATCCTAATTGCATACCAGCTATCAATGGTATGTTGGTACTTTCTGTGGAATATTGGCTTGAATTAATGAAAGAGCTTAATGATGGCATTTATTGTCCTTGATAATTGCAAAAATATTTAGCATTTTATGAAGGATACCAAACTGCCCCTCCTTGAACAAATTCACCATCATCATCCCCATTTTTTTGTTCTGGAACAAATAAAATATTATCATCTTCTGGTTTTTGGGCATCCTCATAGTTATATTTTGCTTGTTCTACAAGATCAGAATAGTAATCCTGTCTAGTCAACCATGCAAAAAATACTAATGTCATCACCAGATCGTCATTTTGACCATCTTCGGCCTTATATGTATTTGATTTAGATACAAATGACATAAGTTCCGTAACAATTCTCTCATCATTTAATAAAATTTTATCTTCTTCGATCAATCGTTTTAATATAGCACAACCAATTTTTTTTGTTTGGGCAGTCGTTCTTATTCCCATCTCATTCCTACCAACTCCACCAAATCCTTGAGATAAAACTTGACCTTTTCGTCCTAATACTTTAGTCATTAAAACATTTTCATATTCTAATTCTGAATGCAGAATATTTGATACCTGACCACCAAGATCATTTGTCTCAATCAAAACAAATGCATTATTATATTCTTTAGCAGCATTTAAAATTGTAGTTGGAAAATTAAATGGACTAATTGTATTATTTCTATAGGAAGCTACTACTTTGTAAGGCGCTGATGCACCATCAATTATGGTAAAAGCAGAGTAATCGGCGCCCTGTCCTCTGGAAACGTCAGCCTGTAAAAAGTATATTTTATCTTTTATAGGCTTTTCAAAAATTCTAAGGCCTTCTACATTTTCTGAAATAAATTCTTCTGGCGCCAATACATTTAATTTTGTAGAAGATATTAAAGTATTGGAAGAACCTAAGAAGCTACATCCATATTCTTGCTGGAACTGTTCTTCGCTAGTATTCGCAATTTGTTCTGCTGCCCATACATCATCTCTTCTAGGTCCACCGGGAGTAATTGGAACTTCTCTCCAGCTTACATCAATTGGGATAAACTTATTCTTTAACTTATGACCTTCTGGGCGGTTAGCATCTACCCATAATTTATGGAAATGGTTCATTCCATTTGGAGTAGAAACAATTACAAGTTTGGTAGTCGTACCTGCTGAAATAGTTGGATATGTGGATGCATAAAATTCTTCTGCTACGTGAGAAGGCAAGAAGGCGTATTCGTCCAAAAGAAGAAAGTTAAACGAACCACCACGGATTGCAGCAGATGAAGTTGCATCACATATAACTCTGGAACCATTTTCTAATTTTAAAGATGTTTTATTCCATTCAACTACACCTTGTTGCAAAAAAGCTGGCAAATTTTCATATGCCATTTGTAATTTAGAATACAATTCATCTTTAGCCGTTTTAAGTCTGTTGGCAAGGATTGCGACACTTACACTTTGATTAAAGGTAATGTAATGACAAATGTACCCAATTACCGACGTAGATTTACCAGATTGCCGAGGCCACTTAGAAATGGTAAAACGATTGTCATGAATTGCTTTTACGAATTTCTGTTGATAATCGTACAATTCAAAAGGCATTATACCTTTATCGAGCGTTTTGACTTTTACATATTTGCTACAAAAATAAACTGGATCATTTGCACACTTTATATATTCTTCTAATTGTTCTTTTGTATATTGAAGATCTACACCGGGTGGCTTTAATTTTGGATTATTTCTATAACCTTGATTAGGTTGGTTTTGGCTCATTATTAACTACCTCTGCATCCACAACATCTTTTTCAGTACTTCGTTCTTTATTTAAAAGGTTTTGTAAATCTTTTGTAGATCCTACAAAAACAGAGTTATTAGTTTGTTTAACTTCTACTTTGCTTCCTGTGGTATCTTTTGCTTTTTTATGAACATCTAATACATTATTGTTAAGATCTGCCATCGTCTTTAACATTATAGCAACTACTTCAAAAGCTCGTGGACTATCTGATTCCGTAGCAACTTTTAATGCAGCTTCTAATGCAGCATTACCACTACCAATCAAATCTTTAAGATTTGATTGTACAAATACATAATCTTTTTGAAAACTGGCAGCATCAAATGTTCCGCCAGCAGGCTTTGATTGACTTTCAATAGATTTTGGTTCTTTAACGTCAAACAATTTAGCTAAATTTTTATTAATATTCATAATTAATCAAATATAATATCTGTACCAGATGTGTTAATATTACCAATAGTCGTATCTGATTTTATTTCACCAAAGATCCATGATTTGGCTAAAAATTGAAATGAAGCAATATTGAGCCTTCTGCTACTTAAATCACCTTCATATCTTTCACTTAAATTATTACTTATCATTATTATAGGTATCTGTACATCTGTTTCGGCTGAATTCATATTCATACTAATAATATGATCTGGAACAAAATAAGGCATTATTTGTTCTACAGCTTGCAACATATCGTCAGTGTGTCTGGTATAAACAAATAAATTAAATGAAACATTTACTGGAATTTTAGTACTTGCTCCCAGATCAGAACATCCCGGTGCTATTCCTATGCGAGGCAACCTTCTTCCGGGATCAGAAGTCACGGAATTCATCATAAAACTAATAACAGGAACTTGTAATTCAATACGTGTCCCCGGAGTAATTGAAGATGGTTGCAATAGTCTTTGAATAAATTTTTCTTGAGGTGCATAATGAATAGGAACTCTAATATTGGTTGATGATCCTGTATCCGGGTCTGTATGTGCAACTTGAATGTTGCTGAACAAACTTCCAAATCCTACTACTAATTTTCTTAAATTGTGATTATAAAAGTATTCAAACATATTATTCCTTAACAGGTGCAACCAGAACAATCACTCTGATTGAATGGATTGTTTGGGTCAAATCCATAGTCCGCGCTTTCAGAAGTCAAGTCATCGTTTACACCGTAAGTTGTTCCAAGATTGTTTGCTAGAGGTATCATAGTAGAACCAGAAAAGCCCATTGTACTGGTATATGGAGAATTGATATCCGCTTTGTTTGTGTCAATTTTTTCATAGCTATATGTGAACAATTCTGCAGTAATCTGGTAAGTATAAAGTTTTCCTAGTGGATACAAAGGATTTTCATGCTCAACAAAGTTAATTTCAAACAAAGATTTTGATAATGGAAAATAAATTAAGTCACCTTCTCTGGGGCGACTAATTGTAGAATCCATTGTTGTTATTTCTTCATTAAATCTTTTACGAGCAAAAACTAAAGTAATTTTATCTTTAATTTCTAAACCAAACTGAGTAATTACATCTGTGCCATCGAATCCTTTGTATGATTGAATGTACATTTCTAACACATAAGCTTTTTTAAAAGATGATGCTGGATCTTCTCCAAAAATAGTATCAATACTAAAATATTTACGTGGAACGTAATAACAGTCTTGACCAACACCTTGGATCAATTCGACTGTAATATCTTCAATAAGTTTTTGTTCAGACCCTACTGAAGTTGTATTGATGTATGGATTAATTGCCATATTAGCCTATTAGTGGATCTATTGGTAGTTCTTGTGTTCTTAGTAGCATTGCTTCTAATGCATCCAGTTCACGCGACGCTTCTTGCATGATAGCTGGAGCATTTAACTGTGCGCCACCGGGCAAAGGTATACCTGCAAACTTTATTAAATTTTGAGCCCACTGTTTCTTCAATAAGGCAGCATAATGTCTTTGAAATATAC